CGGAATGGGAAAAAATAAATTAGGTATATCGCTCGGCTTGTCAACAGAAGAAGCATCAGCATTAATATCCAAGTATAATCGTAAAGTTCCATTTGTTAAGCTATTATCTGATAGATGTATGAAAAAAGCAAATGATGAAGGCGTAATTAGGACAAAAAAAGGTCGAAAATGTAGATTTGATATGTGGGAACCAAGAGATTTTGGTATTCATACTCCAGAGACATTTGAAAATGCATCATCTAAATATGGAAGAAACAATATAAAAAGAGCTTTTACGTATAAAGCTTTAAACAGATTAATTCAAGGATCAGCTGCAGATCAAACTAAACAGGCAATCGTAAGTTGCTATGAAGCAGGACATTTACCCAAAGTACAAATACATGATGAATTATGTTTTGATATCAAAGATGATAATGAGATTAAAGTCATAAAAGAAACCATGGAAAAATGTATGGAATTTAAAGTTCCAAGCAAAGTTGATGTAGCATTAGGAGACGATTTTGGACAAGCTTCATAAAAATGTAATAGCTGGAATGGGAACAGTTATCTGGCCACACTATATGGTATTTAAAGAAAGGTTAGTTTTAAAAAAATTCAATGATGTAAAAGTTATCCATTGGGGTAGAAATTTAAAACAAGATGTTTGGAGTGACGTACAGAAAAATGGTTTGTTAT